AAAAAGTGAGAACGTGTTAATAGTTGAACGTGGTGCTGAGGGTATATTAAGCAATGAAAGCCAAGCCGATGGCGGTGCGATACCTTTAGGCAAAGAGGAACGCGATAGAATAGAACGTGAAATGAGTAAAAGCTACGGCATATTTGACGGGCAGAAGCGTAAGATAATTACCAATAGTTCTTTGAAGTGGCAGCCGATGACATTCCCTATTAAGGACCTGATGTTATTAGAGTGCATAGAGAGCGACTTTCAAACGATATGCGCTGCTTACGGTGCTGACCGCGATATATTCCCGAGTACAAAAGGTGCAACATTCGAGAATAAAAACAACGGGGTTAAATCAACTTACCAAAATACTATACAACCTCAGGCCGATGACCTTATGAGCATTTTAAATGCTGCTTTTGGTTTGGAGAAACAAGGTCTATACTTATATGCTGATTATTCTTATTTGCCAGTGTTGCAAGAGGATAAACAAAAGGAAGAACAATCCGAAAAAACAGAAGCAGAAAAAAACAGCATCAATGTAAATACAATCATTACTTTGAATAGAGCGGTGTTAAATGGAGAGATAAGCAGAGATGTTGCGGTGAATATATTAAGCGATGTAATGAAGCGAGGAGTAGAGGAGGCAAACCATCATATCAATTAAAGAAAAAAAATTGCGAATAGTTTTTGTATTTATTTTTGAAAAGAAATGGAAGAAGCGAAAAAACATATACTAAGTGAAGTCGATAAGAAGTCGGCTCATTACTCAGTTAAAAGTGCTGATGCTAATATTTTAGATGTTAGCACATCGTCCCGTATAGTTACGGGCTTTTTCAATTCTTACAACTTCTTTGATTCAGATAAGGACGTGCTTATAATGGGCGCAGCTAAGAAGTCAATCGAAGAACGCGGTGTGAATAGCACAGCAGTTGCGAAGATTAAACACGCATTGAACCACGACTTGACGACCTTAGTAGGTAAGTTACAAGTGCTTGAAGAAACAACAAAGAATGGAATTACTGGTATTTATTTTGAATCAAAGATTGCAAACACAACACTTGGTAATGATACTCTTATCAATTATAAGGAAGGTATATACGACAATCATTCGATAGGCTTTAAGTACAATCAACTTTCTTTAATAGAGTCGGAAAAAAATCCCGTTGCGTGGAATGAAGTAGTAAGCAAATTAGTCAATCCTGAGGAAGCGGAAAAGTACGGGTACTTATACCTTGTTAAAGAAATTAACCTATTCGAGGGTTCAACCGTTGCCTTTGGTGCAAATTCATTAACACCATTCTTAGGTGTGAAAAGCGGAAGTAAAGAATCAATGACCTTAGCACTTGTAAGCAAATTAAACCAACTTGAATATACGGTGAAGAACGGAATGCAAAGCGATGAAATGCTTAGCACGTTTGAACTTCAAATTAAACAATTCAAGCAAATACTAAAAGAAATTGAAGTAGCTGAAACCTTTGATAAGTCCACACTTTCACAAGTGCCGAGCGAAGCAAAATCAAGCGAACCGATAAAACCAAAATTCGACGTAAATCAAATTATTAAAAATCTAAATTTCTAAAAAATGGAAGCACAAGACCAAAAAGCGTTAGTTGACGCAATCAACATTGAAGTTGGTAAAAAACTTGATGCGGTGAAAGCCGAATCATTAAACGAAGTAGCAAGTTTAAAAGCCGAATTAGAGGCAGTTAAAGCAGCTAAAGAAGAATTAAAAAGCGAAGTGAACGGTGAGATTGTTAAATTGAAAGCAGCTAATGAAGCGGCCGTAGAGAAAACAGAGTCTTACAAATCACTTGCTGACCTATTCGTAGACGGTTACAGAGCAATCGTTAAAGAAAACGGTGCTAACATGAAGAAAAAAGGCTTTAGCGCTCAGATGAATGTTAAAGCTGCTGGCACTATGACCACTGCTAACATCGATGCTGTTGGTACTAACTCAATTCCTTATCAATTAGCTTCTTTCTCAACTGGCTTGGTAACAACTAAGAGACGTAGACCATTCATCATTGACCTTACTAACTTCGGAAGAACCGATAAAATGTATGTTCAATGGGCTGAGATGGCTAACAACGACCCTGGCACAGCTGGTATGACTGCTGAGGGCGCTGCTAAGACCCAAGAAGATTTCGACGTAAACGAGAAATCTGCGAAAGTTGAGAAAGTAACGGCTTACACAAAAGTATCAATGGAGATGTTAGATGATGTTGCTTTCATGGAAGCAGAAATCAGAAACAACTTAATTGAACTTATTGCATTGAAAGCTGATGCTGGTGTATTAAGCGGTAACGGTACTACTCCGAACTTGAATGGTATCATTACTCAAGCAACTACTTATGCTGCTGGTTCTTTTGCTGGTACTTTCGGTACTGCTGCTAATAACTTCGATGTATTGCGCACTGCAATCAACCAAGTTGAGGCTGCTAACTACTTACCTTCTGCAATCGTATTGCACCCAACAGATGCTACATTCATGGAGTTGACTAAAGCAACTGATAACGGTTATGTTGCACCTTCATTATTCGTAGTAAACAACGGTGTTACTACTTTTGCTGGCATCCCTGTAATTAAAAATACTGGCATAACTGCTGGTACTTTCTTATTAGGTGATTTCTCTCAAGTTAATGTGAGAATGCGTCAAGATGCTACTATCTCAATGGGTCATGAAAATGATGATTTCACTAAAAACTTAATTACTATTTTAGCTGAAATGAGATTAGTGTGCTACGTGCCATCTAACAGAGTTCTATCTTTGGTTACTGGTTCATTCGCAACTGCGAAAACAGCGTTAAACGCATAGTTAATAGGGTGAGGAATTAAAACACCTCACCCTTTAATTTTAAAACTATAAAAAATGGCTAAGAAAATAAAAGAAGTAGAGGTTATTGAAGTTGCAGAAGTTGCTGCTATTGCTGGCAATGTATCAATTAAAATAATCAAAGATACTCAACACCTTAAAAAAGGTGAAGTGTATAAAGAAAGCGGTGATATTGCTTCGTTGTTAGTAGCGAAAGGTATTGCTGAAATAATCTAAAAAAAACTTTTGTTTGTTTGTTTTGTTTGGAGGTGGGCGGTAAAAAACCCACCTTTTTTTTAAAGATAAATTTATAATTATGGCATCAATTTTAGTTAAAACAACAGACTTCACTGGGCTTTATTACATCGCTCAAACAACATACACTACACCAATATTGCAAGCCTATATTGATGAGTTTGAAAAGACCTACATTCGTAAATTGTTAGGCTTAGAGTTAGGCGACTTGTTCATTGCAACGGTAGCAAATAACCTGCCCGTTGGTGCAAGATACTTAGCTGTTTATAATCCTTTAGCAATTCAAGTAAGTGGCTTAAATAACGGTGTTAGTCTATTGCAAGAGTATTATACAGAGGGCAGAATATTCGAGAGTAGAGGAATGAAGGAAATATTAAAAGGTATTATCTATTGCCTATATGTACAAGGCACTCAGGCGCATCATTCACAGAGTGGAGTGGCTAAATCATTAGGCGATGTTGGAATAGTAATGACGGGAGAGAACGCGGCACGTATGGGCGAGATTAGACACAATGGAATCATATCCGATTGGGAGGCGGTTCAATACTATATTCACGTAAACGCGGCAACATATCCTGAGTACGATGGCTTGCAATTACAACCTAAATACAGCGCGATATTATGATGTACAAAACAGATATAATAGATTATTTGAATAGCGTACTAACTGCGGTGAATAAGACCGTAACAATTACGGCAACAAGTAACCCAAGCGCGGGCGTTTATACCATTACCGTTGATGATGTTAAATGGATTCAACCAAGCATTGTGCTATCAATAGGGAATAACAATTACACCGTAAGTTCGATGTCGGGCTGTGTGATTACTCTAAGTGGTAGTGCTGCTATTGTTGTAACTTCGTTTACGTTGCCAACGGTTTACTTTTTTCATGGTACGGTTAAAGAAACAAACATTACTTTAACTAAAAGGCAGTTCGATACACAGAAAACACCGCTTGTCTATTTGCTTGAAATCTTTAGCGAGAGGTTCAATGAAGATGTTGATGAGTTTGAACGTGTGAGTGATTTGCGTTTGTTCTTCCTTACTCATGCTAACTTTGAAGATTGGGAGATTGACGATTTTTACGATAATAGCATCAAGCCGATGCAACGATTAGTGCAACACTTTATTGATACATTAAACAAACAAGTGAGAGTTCAGCAGATAAGAGAATACGAATTAACTAACCTATCGCGCTTTGGTGTTTACGTGAACAACAAAGGCTTTGAAAGTACATTGTTTGAGGACAAATTAAGCGGTGTTGAGTTGCGAATATCGTTGGAATTAAGAAAGCCGACCGATTGCGGTGGGTATTGCTAACAAAAAAAATTGGCAATTATAAATTGAATTAAATTTGATGAATAATAATAACTTTTAAAATTTAAAATTATGGCAAATTGCTGCAGTCTTACAGTCGCTAACACAGGGTTTGGCTGTACCCCTATCATGGAAGTGGTAGAGAAATTCATCGAAGTATCGTACTTTAAAAACGATGGTACTATCAATGAAATTGATTTGACAGATACATTTAACTTAGCTTATTTTACCGCATTGGTAAATAACGCTGATGAAACTTTACGCTGGTATCCATTGCCGTTCGTTAAGAACATGGTAGATGAGCGCGCAGATTCTGACTTTGAAACTTTTGATGACAAAACTAAAATTGAAAGACAAGTTGGTATTCGTTCAGTTAAAACAATGATTACTACTTTGGGAAATAACGCTGGTGCGGTATCTCCTCAAATGGTTGGTAAAATCAACGATAAGAAATGTAAGGTATCAGGATTGTTTGGTATTACTAAATCTAAACAATTAGTAGGTGAAATGATTAATGATGGTTTCTTAGCACCAATTAGAATCGACAACGGTTCAATATCTGCTAAATTAATCAAGACTGGCTCAGGTGCTACGACTCAAAAAATTGATTTGTCTTTCGATTGGCATATTGATGTGCAAGATGAAAGATTGAGAACTTTGGAAGCTGATGAAATGAGTACAGACATTAGCTTGTTGAATGGTTTGTTAGATGTTACTTCAACATATTCTGCAATCGGTCAAACATCATTCAAAGCTACTTTAAAAACACAATACGGTTCATTCTTGAATCCCGTATTAGTTGAAGGCTTGGTTGCTGGTGACATGGCTCTTTACAATGTAACTGATAGTGCTTCGGTAACTATTACATCTATTGCTGAAAGTCCTGATGGAACGTATCAAATCAACTTTGCTTCGCAAACGGTTGCTGATGTGCTTCGTTTAACCATCACTAAAAATGGTTATAACTTCGCAGCGGTAACAGCGAATACTATTACAATATAATACACTAAGGGGAGGGCTTCGGCTCTCCCTTTTTAAAACTAAAACAATGGCAGCAGAAAATGAATTTTTAAAAGTTGGTGGTGTAACCTTCGCGCTTTACGGTGTTGCTGGTTTAACTAAGGATGAATTTGTATCGATGTACAAAGGCACTCCCCAGCTTACTGATGGCTTAGATAAGATTTGGGCGACCTTAAAAGCAGAGTGCAAAGCGAAAGGTATAGTGTGGGCAGAGGATGCGTTAAAAGAAGCGCCAGCAAACACAGACCTACAAGTAAAGCCTAAGAAGAAAAAGAAAAGCGATAAGTAAACAATGAAGGCGCTGGCTGATTTGTTGAGAAAAATAATCGGCTTAGAAAGCAAAGCGGATAAATTGTTTATTGAAATATTGAAAGATAGCAACGTACAAGCGCAGATAATTGACTTCAATTTAGAGCAAATGTACGAGGGCGGTGTAGATAGTGAAGGTCGTTCTTTGGGTGAATATGCCAC